AATTTCCAAATCTTGGGGATGATGCCCGTTTCCATGGCGCCACCGATAAGCTGCATGTTTTCCGCTAAATCATTACCCATAGCGGCAGACATATCCATCCCGATCTTTACAATGTCTTCCATGTTCCCGGTGGGAATGGATTCAAATCTTGACAGGGCATTATAAGCATTGACTATCGCCTCGTCGTCAAATGTTGATGTTTTCATTAATGCGGTGGCTATCAAGTTAATTTGCTTTGAACTTATTTCAGCCCCGCGCCCAGTAGAATTAAGGGTGGCATTAAGCCGGGCAATTCCGGTTTCGGATTCCGCCGCCGCTTTAAGACTGTCGCCCAAGAATTGAACGGAAGCCGTGGCTATCCCGGCGACTGAAGCAAAACCAAGGAATTGACCAGCCAGGCTCTTAAGTTGTCCTCCAACGCCCTTTAGCATCGGGGATAGATTGTCTTTCGCGCCTATATCAGCATAAAAAGAGGCGATCTTAGTTGACATACTTCATCCTTATTTATTTTCCTTCTTCCCAGCCTGTATCTGCAAGAATTCATGCAGCACATCAACCGGCAGCGAGTCTATATATTCCAAAGTCCAACCGAATCTTTCGGCCAGGTTCCAGCGGATCACTTCCATTGGCAATGGCTCATTGCTCCATCCGTGAGTGGCTAGATAGACTCGCTCTCCAAGTTTTTTGTGTCGTTCTCATACGGTTTACCGGCCTTATCCAGAACAGCCCGGAATAGGGCGCGATAATCGTACAACACAAGGGCGCGTATGTCTTTGACTGACATTCCAGAACATTTAGCCATAATCTTGTCGCCCTCATGTTCCGGTTGGGCAGAATCGAATAAAGACCTCCACTCAGAAATGGTAATCTGCCGGAGGTCTATTTCCGGTATTTCCTTTCCCGATATAGGAAAGTTTGCCATAATATTTCCTTTCTCCGGATCAACCGGTCTAGTTGGTACTTAAGGTGTACGCGCCGTTGCCCTGCCAGGCAATATTTACCATTATCAGTTCAGCATAAGCCAGGCTGGTAACGGGGTCCGAAGTGCAGAACACGGGGAAAGTCCACTTCGGTTTACCGGTTGCGGTTCCCTCGGATTGCACAACCACGGTTCCAACCTGTCCAATACCGAAGGCGGAACTGTAACTTGCGGTTCCCGCTGAAGCCGTACCGTTCGCCTGGTAAAGTCCCGAATACTGGGCGGTAAAGTCTTTCTGCCCGGTAATGTAGGATTTGGCGGTTTCTGTTCCAGCCGACACATCGAATGTCGCAATGGATGGGGTATAGCCAAAAGAGCGATAATCCGCACTTAAAGCTATCGTCCCAGCGCCTCCGTAAGTCCAGGTTACAACTGCGTTACTTCCAAGAACTTCTGCCATTTTTTATCTCCTTAATTCTTATCAATCTGAATACGATATTCGTCACCGCTTGAATAAGTCGTCAATCCGCTTTCGTCGGTATGGTTAAACTGTAAATGCGGACTCTCTGCCATCAACTGTGCGTTGTTCCAACCCGTAACCGTCAGGGGTAACCGGTCTAACAAACTAAATACCGCATCGGAAATGGAACCGGCCTGATTTTGGCTTACCTTTGAATATGCCCGGACATAAACCAATCCATCGGCATCCACGTGCCGCGAATCGTGTCCATACCCGCCCCCCTGCCATGAGTAGATGACATAAGGCAGGGCTTTCCCATCCGGGGCTTGCGCGTGATAGATCGCCGTCCCACCCAGCAAGGCTGTAAGGGCGGTTCCACTGGCGAGGCGACTATAAAGGGCTGTCCAGAATGCGGGTATCACTTTATCTCTCCGAATACCTTTTTAATGTGTTTCTCGAACGATTCTCCGGCCTTTTCAACCGCCGGAGTCAGGAATGGTTGTGCCGCAATATTTACATCAATAGTTTCACCCATAACAGACACACTTCTTGAACGCCCAAACTCAACCGCGGCGGCATATTCCACACCGGGCGCGACATAGGCGTGCATCAGTGGCGGCTTTCCCGGGGTTGGATCAACCGGTTCCACCATCGCATTTCTGCCAATCACGCGTTCTCCTGCCGCATCGAATCCACTCTCTTCATGGGTACTGGTAAATATACTTGCCCTCATTGCACCGGTGTCCACTGCCGCCAAAGATTTAGCCTTCGCCTCAACATCAAACGCGGTAGCGCGAATGGCTTTGTCAATCATTTCTGGAGCATGAGTGATTAACTTATCTAATATCACTGTGTCTATCTTTACATTATTCACGCACCACCTCCAAAACAGCCCGCTTGCTACCAATCCATGAAGAATCCGTATTCACCGCCATTACGTTGTAAGTCAGGCCGCCATGAACTATCTTGTTTTCAGGCAATATCACCGCCGAAGACGAAAGCGTCAGCATATAACGCCCAAATGGTTGCACCGCGCCCGCGGAAAGGTTCTCTGCCACTCCCTCGGAGCCGCTCATATAATCCAGGCGGCAGGCAATGGCGGATGCTGTGCCGTAGGTATCCGTAAACCCTCCCGCCCCATCGCTGGTATGGGTTACGGTAACTATCTGGCAGGTATCGGGAAGCAATCTGTTTATTTCAGCCCGCATCGCGGCAAGTTCGCTAGTAGGTATCATCTGCCCTCTCCAGAGAAACGTTAGAAACGCCCTCGTTGCTCATCCCAAGAAAATAGTCCGCCATTTCTTTAGCGTGGGTATAAAGTTGTTCCCGCTGTACGTTGTGATTATCAGTTGAGAAGTTGTAGGCACTTGCATAATGACTGGCTTTCTTGCGCCATACTTCTGCCGCGGCGGCGTTTAAGTCATAAGAGGCGCAATCCACATAATACGGAATGGTTGAACCTTGATCTGCCAGAAAGGACACTTCCCCTATCATATAATCCACAGAATAAAGCGCAGCCGATACGGTTCCGCCATTAATGTCCTTGATTATGAACGTGGAAGTTCCGGTTGGGTCTTGTTCCAGCCACTTATAGTTTACGAAATAATCCTTGTAGGAATACCCGCCCGGTTTACGTCCCGGAATGAGTATCATCGGTTCGTATTCCAACTCTGTCGCGTGCATATCCAGGATGTCGTTCAACTGTTTATCCGTCCAAAAGACTTGATTGGCTATGCTGTAATCGTTGGCTCCCGCTTCTGTCAAGGTACGCAGTTCGTTGATGATGTCCACCATTCCGGATCTAGCCGCAACATCCGGATAGAACGTGTCAATGACCAGGTGTGCGGTGGATGTATTGGCATCGTTGAAAGTAGCGGTAACATCAACATAGTTCACGCCCAGAACGTTTAGGGGACCAACGGTCACAAAAACATAGGGGCTTGTGACGGAACAAGTCACTGCTGTAACGGTTCCATTTCCAGGCGGGGTGTGTACCGCCGTCCCCGCCGTTACCGTCCCGCCGGTTGGAAGAACCGACGTGAAGTCAACGGTATGGGTTTTCTTTTCACTTATTGACTGAGAGAGTCCGCTGAATATCTGTGACATTATCTTCATCCTTGATTACAAGAACGTTTCCCTGCCCCATTGATAAGATGTTGTTCGTCATTATCAACAGAGATTTTGTTGGGAATACTATTGGATTGGTTGTTTCGTTTTCAGTCAGGGTAAATAGATCACCTGTTTGTGTTTGGAATCCCTGTTCCGGGTTGATGTAATACCCGACTGCTATCCCGGCACCATCACCCGTCTGGGTTTGGAACCCATCTTCAGGTGTTAAGTTATAGCTCGCCCGGACTATTGCCGCATCCCCAATCTGCGTCTGGAACCCATCAGCAGGTGTTACCCCGGAAGATGGGGCAGTGAACGATACACTGCAAACATCGCCCGCCTGGGTCTGATAACCTTGATCTGGTGTAAGTGGATAAACGGCTGTTACATTTGCCGTGTCTCCCGTTTGCGCCTGGAAGCCATCAAGGGGAGTTATCCCAACAGAACCAGAAAGGGTAACCGTATCCCCTGTCTGTGTTTGGAACCCATCAACGGGAGAAACGAAGTAAGTTGTAAATACGCTTGCGGTATCGCCTGTCTGGGCCTGGAACCCATCCGCTGGAGTTACGTTTGTCGAAGGCGGCGAATAAGAGACGGTTGATGCATCTCCAACTTGGGTTTGGAACCCATCCAACGGCGTGACTGGATAACCCGCACGAACAGTTGGGGGGTCTGGTTGTGATTGATCTTGCT